GATAATTTAAATCAAAAATTAGCTGTTGATCACAATCATGAAACGGGTATAGTAAGAGCATTGTTGTGTGGTCCTTGTAATACTAGTTTGGGCCTTTTGAAAGAAGATAAAGATATTATGAAAAACATGATTAATTATATTGAGAGATTTCAATGCGCATCGCTTTAATTTCCGACACACACATTGGCGTACGTAATGATAGCCTCATTATGCACAATCAAATGAAGAAATTTTTAGATGAGATATTTTTTCCTGAACTTGAACGCAATGGTATTGATACTGTTATACATCTTGGCGATTTGGTTGATAGACGAAAATACATAAACTATCTCACTGCTAAAAGGCTGAGAGATGATTTTTTAGATCCTCTTTTACAAAAGAAAATTGCTATGCATATTATTGCTGGTAATCATGACACTTTTTATAAAAATACAAATCAAGTTAATGCTCTCAGAGAGTTGATTGCAGGCAAATATAATAATGTAAGCATCTATGATAATGAGCCAGATGAAATATTTTTTGAAGGCACCTCTATATTAATGATGCCTTGGATTTGTGATGATAATAAACAAGCAACTTTAGAAGCAATTAAAAATTCAAAGTCATCCATTGTTATGGGTCATTTGGAATTAAATGGTTATGAAATGTATAGGGGGCATGTGAGCGACCATGGTGACGATCCTAAAATTTTTGATAAATTTGATCTTGTATGTTCTGGCCATTATCACACTCGTTCCAATAGTTCTAATATTTTCTATCTGGGTACTCCCGCTCAGTATACTTGGTCTGATTATAATGATGACAAGGGATTCCATATCCTAGATACGGATACCAGATCATTAACTTTTATTCAAAATCCTCATACCAGCTTTAAGAAATTTTTTTATGATGATATTAACAAGCAAATGGATGAAGTGCTTCTATTTGATGTTGATGATTATAAAGATTGCTATGTTAAAGTTGTAGTCAAGAATAAAACTAATCCTTATTGGTTCGATCTTGTTATTGATAGATTAGAAAAGTCTGGAGCCGCAGACCTTCAAGTTGTTGAAGACCATTTTAATTTAGATCTTGAATCTGATTCTGACATTATAAATGAAGCAGAAGACACCATGAGCATTGTTCGTAAATTTATTGGTAGTATGAACATCAGTACTGATAAGAAAAGAGTTGAAACTATTATTCAAAACTTGTATATTGAAGCACATGCTATTCTATGAAAATCATACACATCAATCGTAACATCATTCAAGCCAACGCTAAGCATGGTAAGGATGAACCTGTTGTACGAGTTGAAGAGAATGGTGTAGTTACTTATTGCATGGAAGTAGATATTAAAGGTCCATCGCGAATGATTTATAGTCCTAACAAACCAAGACCATGTGGTGCTAAACTCTGGATTGAGACAGATGCAGAGATTGAATTAATAGGTGAGAAGCTTTGATATTTTTTAAGACTCTTCGTTATAAAAATTTCCTTTCTACAGGTAATACATTCACAGAAATTAGTCTTGGTAAAAATCAGACTACATTGATTGTTGGTGAGAATGGTGCAGGCAAGTCAACCATACTTGATGCGTTGTCGTTTGCCATGTATAACAAACCTTTTCGTAAAATTAATAAGCCACAGTTACTTAATTCTATTAACAAGAAAGATCTTGTTGTTGAGTTAGATTTTGATATTGGTTCAAACAAATATAAAATCATCCGTGGGTTGAAGCCAAATATTTTTGAAGTTTATCAGAATAACAACATGATTAGTCAGGATGCTGACAATCGTGACTACCAAGAAATTTTAGAAAGACAAATTCTTAAGTTAAATCATAAGTCATTCTGTCAGGTAGTTGTGTTGGGATCAGCTTCGTTTGTTCCTTTTATGCAATTACCTGCAGCCTCTCGTCGTGATGTTATTGAAGATCTTTTGGATATTCAAATCTTCTCTACGATGAATAGTTTGCTTAAAGAAAAAATTAGTTTAAACTCTTCAACAATTTTAGATGTTGAATATCAATATGATTTAACATCAGAAAAAATTGCAATGCAGCATCAATATATAACTGCTATGCAAAAGAACAACCAAGAACACGTTGAGAAGTTAAAGATAGAACTTAAACAATATATGAATAGTATTGATCAAAATAAAGTTCTTATTAATGGACTCGATGAACAAATTGGAGTTTTGAATGAGCAGATTAATGATCAAGACCAAGTTACCAAAAAGCAAAAAAAGTTACAAGTCCTCGAAACCCAGCTTGGTGATAAGCTTGCCAAACTCCAAAATGAAATCGAGTTCTTTAATCTACATGATAACTGCCCTACATGCAAGCAAAGCATTGATAATGACTTTAAGTGCGAGACTGTCGCTACTAAAGAAAACCAAATGCAAGAGACGAGTGCAGGGGTTGTACAGCTCCGTCAAGAAATACAAACTATACAAGATCGTATTCAATCCATCGCTAATATATCATCGCAGATCACGTCCCTCAACATTGAGAAGATCACACACTCAAATAGCATTTCAGGTCTTCTTTCCCAATGCAAAAAAGCAGCAAAAGATATTGAGGAACTTCAAAAGAAAACGGAAGATTTCATTCTAAATGATGATATAACAAAAGACCTAGAACAAAAGATAGGATCACTTGCAGAGCAAAAGAGTGAACTACTTAGAGATAAGGATGCCCTTGCAGTAGCCTCTATTATTCTCAAAGATAATGGAATTAAAGCAAGAATTATTAAACAATATATACCAGTAATCAATAAGTTAATCAATAAGTACTTAGCAGCAATGGACTTCTTTGTGATGTTCGAGCTAGATGAGAATTTTAATGAAACAATTAAATCGAGATTCCGCGACGAATTCTCCTATTCCTCTTTTTCCGAAGGGGAAAAGATGCGAATCAATCTTGCTATCCTCTTCACTTGGAGAGCGGTTGCAAAGCTTCGAAACTCGGCGTCTACAAACCTCCTTATTATGGATGAAGTGCTTGATGGCTCTCTTGATTCTAACGGCACTGATGAGTTTTTAAAGATCATTAATACGTTGACTCAGGATACAAGTACGTTTATAATAAGTCATAAGGTAGACCAACTAGTAGATAAGTTTGCCAATGTAATTAAATTTGTTAAAGTGAAAAATTTTAGCCAGGTAGCATCATGAGTGAATATAAAATCAACGAAACAGAGACAACTAAGAATCTAGAAACCTATGCTAAAGGTTTCCAAGATGGTTGGAATCTAGCTATGAAACAAGCCAAAGAAGAAATGAAAGATTATACTGAAAAGAATAATGGTAAGATCTATCCTACATTGCCTAGCACTCCTGGTATGGATGCTCCGTGGGGACCTAAAGATTATAGCAAATGGCCTGCATGTCCTGTATGTGGTAAGAGTGGTATTAGACATGAAGTTTGTTATAGTGCAGCTTGTCCTTCAAGAGTTGCCTATGGTCCAGTAACAACAACAGGAACCTCAATAACAGGTACCTATGAAGGTTATGATTTTGGAACAGGCGCTATTGGTGCAGCTGGTAAAGATCATGATTATTTAAGTGACTATCCATTAGGTGCAAATGGTCCTACAGGAGGAGACGTTAAATGAATGAGGTTAAAGGTAATGACGTACGATGTGAAAAATGTGGCATTCTTTTAATTAATTCAGAAGGTGTGTCTCAAGTTATTACACATATGTGCAAGTTTGAACCTGATTGTCCTTCGTTGGATATTATTAAGAAAATGGGTAATCTATGATAAGTAATTTTGAAAATAATTATCGTAAGTGGCATACGTATATGTCATATGCTAAGAGCGCAGTTCGTATTGCAGCATGTGTTGCTGTGTTGTGGATCGCCCCATTTACCGAACTAATTAGCTGTTTAGCTTTTGGTTTTCTCATTGCAGAGATAATTGGTATCTTAGAAGAGTGGGTGTGATGTGGGTCTCCTACTTTTTACCAAACTAAACAAAAATGGAAATCTACAATTCCCAGATTGGTGTCCTAGAGTATATCCATATACACAATCTGTTAGTAGAGTAATTAAAGGAATAGATCCTTTCAATTATACTCTTATGTGTGAACCATTATCAGAAATATTAAATTATCCTGCAAATACGTTAACATACGAAGAGATGTGCTATAATAGAGCACAACAGCTTAAAAAATTAGACGGCAACATTTACATAATGTACAGTGGAGGTATTGATAGTACTTCTGCTGTACTTTCTTTTGTTCTTAGTTGGAGTAAAGAAGAATTAAAAAGAGTTTATATAGTTTGTACGACAGAAAGTATAAATGAGTTTCCGGAATTTTGGAATAATATATACCAAACATTTAAAGGTAGAATACTTAGTTCATATGTCCACGTAGAGAAGTATTGTGAGCAAGGATATGTTGTCACAGGAGAGCATGGAGACCAAGTATTTGGTAGTGATAATGTAAACAAATTAGTTCTTTTATTTGGAGAACAATCTATACATGGTGATTGGAAAAAATATATTCCAATGTTATACGATAATTTGTTTGGAGAAGCCTTATCTAAAAGAATGATGGAAGTTCACGCACCAGCTATAGCTTACTGTCCCTTTGAGATTAAAACAGCTTTTGAATGGGTTTGGTGGTTTAATTTTGTTAATAAATGGCAGCATGTAAAATATAGAATGCTTTCATTTAAAACGTGGAACAATCCAAAAAACAATTTTAAAAAGATCAATCATTTTTTTGATACGCCAGAATGGCAACGCTGGAGCCTAGACAATCAAGATAAAAAAATAGGATTGACTCTTGATACCTATAAGTTGGCTGCAAAACAATTTATTGTTTCTAATACAGGGTTCATTAGTTATTTGAAAAAACCTAAGGTAGGTAGTCTTAGTAGTACGTGGAGAAATAAAGCGTTCTATGATGCTATCGATACAGACTTTAATTATATAAGCATAGAACAAGCTATGGAGTACGTAAATGTCGGATAAACAATATAAAGATTATTATTTTTACGTCTCTAATATAGTAAGTTATGAAAAGAGTGGTAAGAGAATATTAAAGGTAGTTCCTTTTAGTCATCTTCATGAACCTGTTGATGGATTTACACATTTTATTATTAATTGTTGTGTAGAAGATGATATTTTTTATCATCCTTGGAAATATGTTTTTGATTTTCATTTGCAAAATTTTATCTATAAAATTGAAGATGAAATGACAACTGATACTTATCA